AGTTCTATCCCGCATGGCAGCACCCGCAGACATGGCTGAATGACGACGGCTGGCACAACGAATTGAAGTATCCGCAAAAAAAAGAAAGGGCGGCGGAATCTGTGCCTGCCCGGTGGCGTGAGATCCTGGTCGACCGTTACCCGCAGAACTTCCCCGAGGGGATCGAGGGGGCGAACTTCCCGAACAGCTTCAGCCTGCTGCCTGCGAGTGTGCAGGCCGAGATCCGCGAGCATGACGATCTCGTGTCGGAGATCAGTGAGGCCATCATCACCACCAAGGAGGCCGCATGAGCGCCAGTCCCTTTGAGCGTCTGCCGAACCCCTCACCTGAGCATGAGAGGATCGTCCTCTCCTGCATGATGCAGGACCCGGCCAACTGCATCCCCTCGGTGATCGAGTCGATCGGTCCGGATGCCTTCCGCGGTGGCGGTCACCGGGTCATCGTCGAGGCGATCCTCGAGCGCTTCCACCAGCATCAGGGCTGCGACCTGCTCGGGGTCCAGCAGCACCTGATCGACATGGGCCGGATCGAGGATGTGGGTGGCGTGGCAACCCTCACCGAGATCGCCATGGCGGCCCCGACCGTCATGGCCATGCCCGCCGCGCTGGACGAGGTGCGCAGGAAGTGGGCGCTGACTCGGATCTGGCAGACCGGCTACGACGCGGTCGCGCTCGCGGCGAATCACCAGGACGAGGGGAACCCCGACCAACTCCTCGACGACGTGGAGACCGCCTTCTTCAACCTGAGGGCCACCTTCCAGAAGCAGGACGAGCTGCTTAAGCCTGCGAAGGATTTTGTCAATCAGGCCATCGACCAGTTCGAGCACGCCTACAAGGCCCGCGGCACCGGTGTGCTGGGAGTGCCGAGCGGATTCGTCGACCTCGACCGGATGTGCAACGGATTCAAGGGGGGTCAGCTCATCGTCCTGGCGGCGCGGCCCTCCATGGGCAAGAGCGCCCTGGCCATGAACATCCTCCAGCACGCCGCGGAGCAGGGCCACGGGTCGGCATTGTTCTCGCTCGAGATGAGCGGCATGGAGATGGCCCAGCGCATGATCTGCGCCTCGGCCGATGTCAGTCTCCAGCGGGTGAGGGATGGGTTCCTCTCCAAGTCCGACTTCCCCCGGATCACCACGGCCGGGAGCCGGGTCTCCCAGCAGAACATCTGGATCGACGAAACCCCGAGCCTCTCGCTCTACGCCCTGAGGGCGCGAGCCCGGAGGCTGAAGCTCCAGCACAAGATCGGCCTGATCGTGATCGACTACCTCCAGCTCATGCGCTGCCCCTCCAAGCGGGGTGATGCCAACCGGGCGCTCGAGATTGCCGACATCACCGGAGGGCTCAAGACCCTGGCCAAGGAGCTCGACATCCCCATCATCGCCCTGGCCCAGCTGAACCGGGAGGCCGAGCGCCGGGGAGAGCCCAAGCTGAGCGATCTGCGCGAGTCGGGATCGATCGAACAGGATGCCGATGTCGTGCTGCTGCTCAACCGGAACAAGGAGGAACCCGACGAGCCGAGCAAGCTCTTCGTGGCCAAGCAGCGCAACGGCCCGGTCGGCCCGATCGAGCTCCTCTTTGACGGGGAGAAGACCCGATTCCGCGACTGCACGGACAGGAAGTACTCCAACAGCGATGAGCACCGCCAGAAGGGGTACAGCAAGAAAACCGCCTAAGCATCCATGACCACCGACGCAAAAAAACCACTCACCATTTCGAGGATCCTTCTCGGTCAGCCCTACGTCATCCACCAGCCGGACTCGGTCATGGTCCCGGCGGTCGATGTCAGGGTGCTGGCCGAGAACGGGGCCATGTTCCAGCGCACCATGCTCGCATTCGGCCTGAGCAAGGAGCTCGTCCGCTCCGCCTGGGAACATGAGCCGGAGAAGTTCCTAAAAATCGACCTCAACAATCCCCGCAACCAGCAACCAACCCCAACTCCCTCCGCCTGACATGACCGATCCAAGCCCCAAGATTAACGGAAAGTATCTACGGTTCGAGCGCTGTGAGACCGGCGCCGAATTCAGCCACGGCGATGCGCTCATCATGCGGAAGGCGTGCGAGGTCTGGCTTAAAAAGAACGACCCCACCTACCTCGACCGCACATTCAGCTTTGGAAGCGTCAGGCAAAAACGGAGGGCGTCATGAAAGAGTACCCGCTCAAGGGGCCCGCTGACCCGGCCTACCCGCTGAATGTCCAGGCCCCGCCGCCGCGTGGCGCCACCGCCACCCTCGATGCCATGCTCGACAAGATGGGGGAGCTGATCAGGACCCGCGACTCCTGGGCGAATCTGGCCAAGCTCCTGCTAGTCAAGGGTGACTATCCAAAAGACGACCCGGAGCTCGAGAAGGCCTTCCGCGCCTGCTTCCCCAAGCAATAATCATGGAGCTCATCGAGAACCCTATCCGATCGCTGACCATCGCCATGCTCGAGCAGGCGGTCGAGGACTACGTCACCCTGCGCGAGCTGGGCTGTGTGAATGGCACCGAAGTGGTGAAGGCCAAGTGGCGCTATGAGGTCGGCCTGGACTGGCGTTACTCGCCACTCGGCTACCGGGCACCGCGGATGGTGGCCGAGTTGGTCGAGTTCCTGATGGGGCCCTACTTCGAGAAGTTCTGCGACTACCTCTCGACCGAGGGGGTCGACTGGCAGGCGTGGAGATTCCGGCAAGCCCTCGGCCTCTCCCCGGGCGCGGTTCGCCTGTTAACCCGCGACGACCTCTGGTGGATCATGACCCCCTCGCACATGAGGGAGCGCCAACGGAATGCCGTCGACGGCAGCCAACTTGCCGAGATCCCGCTCTACAACACGGACGAAAATGTCGCCAATCCCTCACCCGATGAATCTGACATTCAAGCCGCGTAAGGAAACGCCCTCCGAGTCGGCCTACGGCGTGATCCACCCATTCCCCGACCTGAAAATGCCCGAATGGCCCGAGCATTGGCCCGTCGTGGTGGCCTTCATCGGCCCGGCCGGTTGCGGGAAGAGCACGGCCGCCGCCCACCTCGTGGGGCGCGGCTACTCACTGCTGAAGTTCGCTCACCCCATTAAGATGATGTTGCGGGCAATCGGCCTCGAGGAGGAGCACCTCGAGGGGGATCAGAAGGAAGTTCCCTGCGACCTGCTTGGTGGGGCCAGCCCGCGCCGCGCCATGCAGACCCTCGGCACCGAGTGGGGTCGCACCATCATCCACCCCGACATCTGGGTGAATGCCTGGCTCCGCGTGGCCGTCTGGCGACTGCAGAATGGCCAGCGCCTTGTGATCGACGACCTCCGCTATCCGAACGAACTCGATGCCGTCCTGCGTCTTGGAGGGTCCACCCTCCGGATCGTGCGAAAGGACGCCCGCCAGTGCGAGCAGCACGACAGCGAGACCCAGCACATCATCAGCCAGCGGGTCATCGTCAATGACGGCACCCGTGAGGAATTCCTGACCAAGGTCAGCGCCGCACTCGACTCACTCACCTACAACCAAGAAGCCGCATGAAACCCGTGAAAAGTGAAAAGTTAGAAAGTGAAAAGGTGGAATCAGATACACCAAGGACGGATGCTCATTATGCAGCAACCAAAACAGCATGGCCCACTGAAGGTGACATCAATTTTGCTAAAAAACTGGAGCGTGAGGTCGCTTACCTAAAAGAGGTCTGTAAAGAAACGCGAGGCCTTCTCGACGGTGCTTATGACCTGGTCGAAATCTATGGCGGTGGGTCTCCCTACAACGACAAGTGGCGCAAAAACTGGATGGAAAAGGCCAGATCCTTTGGAGCCACACCAAGCCTCTGAACCTAACAGTCTAACAGCCTACAGCCTAATCACCTTATCCGCATGAGCACACCCGAAACAACAACCGAAGACAAACGCCGCCGCGCCGCCATCACCCGTGACCGTGACACCCTCCCGATGAATTTTGACATCGTGGATAATCCCGGCATCTATGCCGAGGATCCGCTCTGGAAGCGCTATTGGAAGACCGAGGGCGTGAGGGCATTAGGCCCCGACTCCTCGGTGATCACCGATGCCATGGAGCGGTTCCGTCTGGCCTTCGAGCTCGGCTACATGGCCTGCAGGAGGATCGAGAAGAAGGGGGAGGCGACACTTCCCGTCACCGGGCTCGACGTGCCCGACTACCCGGAGGATGGCGAATGAGCGCGGGGAAGGGCTCGGGCCCGCGGAGCTGTTTCTCGCGGGAGTATCGGGAGAATTTTGACGCGATCTTTGGGAAGTCGAGGGTCGATGGTCGAGGGACGAGGGTTAGCAAGCTGAGTCGAGAGTCGAGAGTCGAACGTCGAGAGCCAGCAGTCCGCACCGTGTCACCCCATCCATGAACGAGCACCTCATTCCTGTGGACATTTACCGGGACCAGCTCTGGCTGGTCTTCCCGGCGGACCACAAGAGCGCCCTGGCATGGCTTCACCGCAAGGGATGTGACAAGCCGAAGCATGTCCATGAGCTGAAGGAGAGCGACGGCCTGAGCGTGCGGACCAAGAAGCTGGGTAGCGTCATCTTCCTGACGGACTGGAAATCCACCCCCGAGATGCACGGCATTCTGGCCCATGAGACTCTGCATGCCGCACGCGACATCCTCAACTCACGCGGCGTCCGCGAGAAGCGACGTCACGAGGAGGCCACCACCTATCTGCAGCAATTTTTGATTGAGAAATGCCTCAACAAACTCACTCCAACCAAACCAACAACCAGAAAACAATGAACGAAGTAACAAAGAAAACGCTAACAATCGATATAACTGGGGGGCCAGCAACGGGAAAATCGGCGGTGGCATTTGCCATTAAGAAAACCCTCCATGAGTTTGGAATTATCGCCACCATTGAGGGGTCAGAGGATGAATCTCCATTAGTATTGGAGAATGACTGGCAGGCCCGCTTGGAGAGTCTTCCTGCTTTTGGAATCAAAATCAGAACGATTCGCGACTCATCTGCCCGTTAAACTCTAAGCAACAACCCACAACCAAACCAAAACCAAATGAGCGAAAGCAACCAACCAAGCAACAAGGGCACCTTTGTCCTTTTCAAAAACATCAAGAAAGAGGGTGACCATCCCCGCAAGCCGGTCTACTCCGGATCGATCGAGCTGCCCGACGGAACCAAATACGATCTGGCCGGATGGATCAACGAGGGCAAGGTGGGAAGCAAGATCGAGGGCCAGAAATACATCAAGGGCGAGGTCAAGGAACCATGGGTGCCAGCACCACGAGTCGAGTCAGCCCCCGCCCCCCAGCCCGCCCCCTCCGAATCCTCGGACGACATTCCCTGGTAGCCCATGCTCCAAACTCCCCACCCCGTTCACCCGCTGGTCGAGCTGATCGGCCGCCGCAAGGATGGCACGATCGCGGCCCGCGTGGGTGAGCGGGAGCGGATCTTCACCAAGGACCAGCTCGCGGCCTTCATCACCGCCCGGGAGGAGGGGATCCGGATGGAGAAGGCCGACCCCCTCCGCTACGGCCATGAGCCCGCCTCCTGGGTGCGCGCCGATGCGGAGCGGTCACGGCTGCGGGAAAAGTTCCCGGTGGGCGTGATCGAGGAGTGGAACCTGGGCGGGAACCGTGCCGGGAAGTCGGAGCGTGCGGCCAAACGGATCGTGCAGCTCATGATCGAAAAGGACTTTGCCAAGGTCTGGTGTTTGCAGAGCACGGAGGCCAGCTCGATCGAGAACCAGCAGGGCCTGATCTGGAAATACCTGCCCCCCGAGTACAAGACCGACACGGGGAAATTGCGTCAGGGCACCACCACCAAGATCAACTACTCGGTCTCGGGCGGATTCACCGAGAACAAGTTGGTTTTGCCGAACGGTTCGATGTGCGTCTTCAAGTTTTACAGCATGGACGTGAAGAGCGTGGAGGGTGCCGAGCTGGACTGTGCCTGGGCGGATGAGTTGGTCACCCCGGACTGGCTCGAGGCCCTCCGCTACCGACTCCTGACACGGAATGGACTACTCCATGTGACCTTCACCCCGGTGGCTGGTTACACCCCGACCGTGGCCAGCGTGCTCAATGGGGCCGTCACCACGGAGGAGACGGAGGCAGAGCTCTTGCCCAAGATCAGCGGCGAGGGATTCGAGAAGGTGCCACTGATCCAGCAACCGGTCATGAGGAATGCCGGGATCATCTACTTCCACACCCAGGAGAACCCCTACGGAAACTATCCTTCGCTCAAGGTCGTGCTCGAGGGTAAGAACAAGGAAACTATCCTTTGCCGCGCCTATGGGGTGGCCACGAAGTCGAGGGTTTCCCGATTCCCACGGTTCCGTGACGATGTTCATGTGGTGGATCCCGAGGCCATCCCGACGGAGGGGAGCAACTATCACATTGTCGATCCCTGTTCGGGGCGGAACTGGTTCATGATCTGGGTCCGGGTCGACATTCGCGGTCGGCTCTTTGTCTACCGGGAATGGCCGGACTCTTCCCGATACATCACCGGGGTCGGCGTGGTCGGCCCCTGGGCGGTGCCAAGCGCCAGCAAGGCCGACGGCGACATGGGTGATGCCCAGAAGACCTTCGGATGGGGCCTGCAGGAGTACAAGGAGGAGATCGCCAGGCTCGAGGGGGAGGAGCTCATCCGCGAGCGACTCATGGATTCACGCTATGCCAGCAGCGCCACGATCCTGCGGGACGGGGTCACGACCCTGCTGGATGAGTGTGCCGACATCGATCTCGATTTCAACCCCACCTCCGGCCGTGCCATCGACGAAGGAGTCGATTTGATCAACAACGCCCTTGCCTACGATCCCGACAAGCCGGTCGGCACCGGAAACGAGCCCCGTCTCTACATCTCGCGCGACTGTGCCAATGTGATCTACAGCCTCAAAGAGTGGACCGGCGCGGATGGGAACAAGGCCGCGACTAAGGACCCGCTTGACTGCGTCCGCTATGCGGTGACCGCCGAACCCGAACTCCTCTACGTCGAGGGGGACATCCTGAGGCCACGCCAGCACCCTGGAGGGGGATACTAGGGAATGAAATTATGAAGGATGAATTATGAATGATGAAAAACCAAAAATGACAACCGACACACCACGAACTGATGACCAATTTCGTGACACCGCGAAAATGGTTCCTGACCTAAAACCATGCCCATTTTGCGGAGCGACAAAAGATGATTCAGAAATCATTGAGCCTACGGAAGATTGCGTTGAGCCTTCGCTGGCCCTGCACACATGGGAACATGGAGATGGTCACGCAACCTACCTAGTCCAATGCGCCAGATGCGAATGCAACGGCCCACCTAGTTACGATCATGCAGAAGCACTCAATCTGTGGAACATAAGAAAATGAAACAAACCGACACACCACGAACTGATGCCGCAAGATTTGAAGCTTTACGATCATCGGCGTTTCGACAGGACTGCATACCATTAAAGCTTGGGCAGGAACTAGAGCGTGAGCTAGCCGCCTCACAGGCAGAGGTCGAGAGACTGCAAACGCTTCCAGAGTCTCGCCATAAAGCGTTTTTAGACTTGCTTGAGCGAGCAGAGAAATCCGAGGCAATCATCAAACAGATCCATCATTACGCAGGAATCATCGAAGGATTCCAAAACCCTATCACAAAATGAGCGTCATCAGAAGTCAAAGTTTTGAGTACAAGCAACCTGATTGGGTCAATGATCCGAGTGTTTCTGAAGAAGATAAGAGCATCTTGATCGAGGAGATGGGTATGGGCGGCTCAATGTCGTCTGCCGATGCGATGGATATGCAGGACGATTGCTTCTTCTGCGGCCATAAGCTCGGATTTCCATACATTTATTGGCACGGGAACGGTGACAATCGTTGTGCCAAGGGCATCAGTTTGCACCCGGAATGTGCAGTGTCTTTTACTAAAGGGATTCTCAGGGATGCCGCAGAAATAGCAGATTCCTGAGTTCCTGAGTTCCATATTCATCCCTTCAGCCTTTCCCCGATCCCCCGTTAAGGTGCCGCCATCCTGCCTGTATGCTTCCGGTGTATGTCACTTGCCAACGACGGAACCGGATCGAAGCTCGAGCGCATCGGCGCCCTGGATGCCGGGGGCGATCTCGGCGAAAACCTTGAGGTCCTCTCCGCCGAGCTGATCCAGTCGACACGCGACGCCTTCTGGTACTACACCCGCAGCGAGCACGCCTACGCCTCGAGGCTCAATATCTGGAGCGGTCAGTCCGCCGACGGCCGCAAGCACGGCTCCGATCTCAATGCCCAACCCTTCCCCTGGGAGGGTGCCTCCGACATGAGGCCACGGGTCATCGATGCCGCGCTCAACGAGCAGGTGATGCTGATGATGC